GCTATCTCAGCAACCTTGGGATCAACCCAGCCGTCCACTTCGGTCCAATCTGAACCGTCAAACGTGTAGCGGTTGCCTTGCCAATCATCAGGACCAGTAACGCTTTCATGCAAAGTGGCATTACCAGAGTGCATGTCGCCAATGTAGAAATCAGGATTAGCTTCTTCGCCAACTGTGATCTTGTCAGCACCCATTGTGACGTTTTTAGCATCGTCAAACAGGTAAGGCGAACGTCCTGTGTCATTAAAAGTTATTGTCTTGCTCATTATGAATCTCCGTTCAAAAGAAGTGATGTTGTTGAAAGTGCTAGTCCTGCGTTTACGCTGCTACTTACAGTGGTTATGGTTCCATCGCCCTGCACATAGTATTTAGACCCTGTAACGAACGATGGCGTATTTGCTGTGCCACCATAACCGCTATGGTTTGAGCAATAGTAATAGAGAGTAGGTGCGCCAGTTGCTACGACAATACGGGTATAGGCTCCCGCACTGCCGGGAGTGCCATTAGTTGTTACGCCTGTAGTGTATTCAGCATTCGGATATGCTACTGATTTTCCAGTAGTTGCTAGTCCAATGTAAGAAGTAACTGTTACTTGTTGGTCTGGGTCGTATGCAACGGTGCAGAAAGTAGTAGCCGCAGCTTCAAAAACTGTCGATGAGCCAAAAGAAATGCTAGTCCCACTCACAGTTCCATCTACAAGTGTACCGTAGCTAGTAGCCACGGCCCGATAAGATATAGTTATTTTGTTTGTGCTGACATTGTGAGCAGAACCCATATTACTAGCACTGCCAGATACAAACACAGCCTCCGAACCGAACGAGATGCTAGTCCCGCTCACAGTTCCTACAATGCTCGTACCGTAGTCGGAATTACCCCCATCTTGGTAACTAATAACTACTTTGTTTACGGTTGAATCAAAACAGATATTATTAAAATTTGACTGAGCCGTTGCAAAAACTACAGGTGTCCCAAAACTAATGCTTGTGCCAGAAACGGTTCCGACAGCCGCTGTACCATAGCTGGAATTACCATCATCTCTATAAGCTATAACCGCTTTATTGTTGGAAGAGTCAAAAGTTGCGGAAACAGCAAACACAGCGGCAGATTCAAACACAGCGGCAGAACCGAAACTGATACTTGTTCCACTGACTGTTCCAACAATCGCTGTTCCATAATCGCTGGAGGAATAATCTGCATAAGCAATAACCACTTTATTGTTTGAAGAATCAAAGGTAGATGCTGTATAGCGGACTGAACTACTTGCCCAAACAACAGGTGTACCAAATGATATGCTTGTCCCGCTAACCGTCCCGACTACCGATGTCCCATAATCACTGTTGTTATAGTCTTTATAACTTATAACCACCCTGTTGGCATTAGAATCATAGGCAATTGACGGCTCACTAACTCCTGAGCCTGTTATTGCTGCCGCAGTTCCATAAGTAATACTTGTCCCTGATACTGTTCCGACAATAGCAAAACCTGTAGAACCTGAGATTCTATAAGCAATTACTACTTTATCGTTTGTAGAATCATAAGTTATACAAGGGTAATCCGTAGAAGAAGAAGCGCTAAATACAACAGGCGTTAGAGTTCCGTGAGTTCCGTCAGACACTTCTGAAAGACGTAAAGGGTGCGTAGCGTTAGTTCCTTCCGCTTGGTCAAAGGTATAGGTGGAACCTTCGTAAAGGTTTAGCGTGGCTTGGGATACGCCATCAATAACAAACTTTGCACCAGCAACCGTCACTGTATAAGTCGTATCAGCAACCATACTTGCCACCGTACCGCCCTGCACAACAATCGTACCTGTGGCTGAAGTGGATATTCCTGCGTCTGCTATGCCTACGAAGTTAGTTGCGGTGAGGTTACTTAAGCTTCCACCGGGAGTTATAACAACTGCCTCACCATCGGAAGAAGATGTAACATTGGTAAATAAGGTTACTACTTTATTATTTGAGGAATCAAAACAGGTTGCGATACCCCTCTCGGTACTAACATTGTCTGTTTCAAAAGTAATCGGAGTCCCAAAAGTTGGAACAGTCCCGCTAATAGTTGCCTGTATAACTTCCCCCCTACTACTTTGAGAATTGGCATAAGAAATTACCAGTGTTTGAAAAAGACTTTCGTATGTTATTTGAAAACCGTTAGCATTTTCACCAGTAAAGTCAGCTACCGGCGTTCCAAAAGAGATTGAAGTTCCACTAACCGTTCCGACTGCTGCCGATGCGTCAGAAGGATCAGTGTAAGCAACAAGAACTTTATCTGCCACTGGGTGATAACCGATACACTTACCATAGGTAGTTGAGCCTACACTCTCTGCAACCACAGCCGTTCCAAACGAAATGCTCGTTCCGCTGACAGTGGTAACTACCCCTGTTGGATAATTAGAATTACCATTATCCCTATAAAACATAACTACTTGATTGCTGGTAGAATCAAAAACAGCACTCACTTCCCAAGCAGCACTACTCGCACCCTGCACCTTTGTTCCAAATGATATAGTCGTCCCGCTTATCGTACCCACGATAGCTGTTGGATAATAAGAATTACCTTGGTCTGAATAACAGATAACTATTTTATTACTGTTGGAGTCAAAGACAACAGACGTAGCAGTCATTCTTGCAGCATTAGTTCCCGAAAAATTATTCTCAGTTCCAAATGATATAGTTGTTCCGCTTACTGTTCCTACTACACAAAAACCATCATCCCCAGAACTGTCGTCCCTCCACGCGACAACAACTTTATTGCTGTCAGAATCAAAGGCGGTAGATGTCTGAGAAGTAAAACCGCTGTTGAAAGTAACCGGAGCGGCATAAGAAATTGTCGTTCCACTTACTGTTCCTACATAAGCCTGACCGTATCCTGAAGCACCATAGTCACAAGTAACCAAAACAACTGTATTGCTGCTAGAATCAAAGGCTATAGAGTTGCTATTGGCAGAACCTGAAGTAAATTGAACAGCAGCTCCAGCAGCAAGAGTTCCTGTGGTTTCACCAACCTCAGTCACCGTCCCTGCGCTATTAAGAATAACCGGAGCTTTGCTCGCAATCGTTGCCGTGGCTACCGCTTCAATAGTCTTGCCCGAAGCACCCGCTGGAAGTAAGTCGGAAAGATTGCTCACGATTGGTACTCCAGATTAATTGATGTCGCTGACATGGCTTTGCCTATCTTGACCGCAGGAGCAGTAGAAACAGCGCTTATACTGCCATCCGACTGACCATAATAATCCACACCCGCAGTAAGGCCGCTTACACCAGAGGTTAAGATTCCACCTTTCAGCGTTACATTCCCACTAGCCGCACTACTAATGCTTGCCTCTGACACACCTATATAATCAGCTACGCTATAGCCACCCGGAGTCAGGGCTGTATCTCTGGCCGAAGTATCTGCGGGACAACTGTAAGCAACATACACTTTAGTAGTGTCAGGATCATAAATTGCATTTATAGAATTTCCTGCAATTGCATCTAAAGTTACAGGTGTCCATGAAGTAACAGTAGTGCCACTAATAATAACTCCTGTGCCTTCTATTTCATCATCTCCAGTCGTATCAGAAAAAGCCAGAATAATCACGCCTGTACTCGTTGCATAGGTAGGAGAAATAACTGGGGTAGCCCCACTATTAAAAACAACAGAAGTGCCAGCAGAAAAAGTGCCACTACTATTGCTAAGAACAAAGCACGTTCCATAACTACTGTTCGCGTCATCCTTAAAAGCATACAACATTTTGTCATTAACAGTGTCATACGCCAGATTGCATTCATCGGCGTTTGCTGTTGTCTTTAACGCACCGCTCGTAGTCCCTTTAGTTACGACACTACTGCTGTCAACATCCACCTCAACCGCATACAAACCCGTTGAAATAGCATAGGTAGCGATTAATTTTGCGCGGTCAGGGTCATAGCCCAACCCGTATCTTCCAAAATAACCCGCAACCGAAGAAGTCAAAGCCAAAGGACTTCCATAAGTAGGGGTGCTGCCAGCTATAAGTCCTACCACATAAGGATAACCACTACTGTTTATATACTGGACTACAGGGATACCTACTGAGGGGTGTTCTACTGCACTAAAATCACTACTTACAGCAACGGAAAGAGTTCCCTTGCTGCTTACGCTAACCGACCCTCCCCCCGAAGCCATCGTAATGTAATAACAGGTTAAATAGTTCGAGACAGCCTGATCTCTAAACGCTAAAACAAATTTAGCAAAAGCTGGCATATAACGACAGACCATCCCTTGAGGTGGACCGCCGGGAATAACTATTTGTCCTTTCCCTAACCAGCTTATAGAAAGACCAGATGCAGTTCCTATATACCCCTCTATAGCCGTACCATTAACGACACAAGCAAGGTACTTATCTTCAACAGGGTCGTAGTCCATTGCAAGGTCATCGGCTTGATTCGCTTCAATATACCCAGCAGTACCTGTCTGTCCGGTAAGATCGCCAGTATCTTGTGGCAATTCAATTTGCCCATCAGTTTTAACCTGTACTATTTTTCCCGCACCAATGGTTTCAGCAGCAACAAAGCTAACTTGTTTACCCGCGCCCGCAGGGAATAGATCGGAAAGATTTGTCATCCGGTGTAATCCTTAATGTTGATTTGGGTGGCTGTTATGGCTTCACCAATAAGCTGCGCGGGGGAGGCACTGGCTGTGGTTATTGTGCCATCACTCTGCACATAGTAGTCAGAGGCAATGGTGAGGCTTGTCTGAACTTCGTTCCTGCTACCCCAAGTATTGATCGTTCCAGTAGCTGTATCCAGAATAGCTGCTGAAGCTATGCCTAAAAGATTTGTTGAAGTGAGGTTAGTGGTAGTTACTACATTTTGGAGGACAGCCCCGTAAATATAATTGTCGATTAATCCCCCAACAGTTGAACTGGGATTTATTATAAAAAGAACTTTTCCAGAAGTTGCAGTGCTTATACCTGCTCTTGGCGAGGTTGCGTTATCGCTATACGCTCTTGCCTCTGTATTGAAACTAATACTGGTTCCACTGACTGTTCCGTTAATGTAATAAAGGTAATTGTCAGTATCAGGAGCAAAAAGAATATTTGTTACATTTGCCGAATCACCTCCGTAAGCACAACACACTGAAGCAGCAGCGACTTGGGAGCTATTAAAAGCTACTGGGCTTCCAAAAGAAATAGAGGTTCCCGATACAGTTCCAACCGCCGCATACCCATAAGTAGTTGTAGTCTGTCTGGAAGCGGTGACTACTTTTTGAGCGGTTGAGTCATAGGTAATAGAGGTTCCGGTTGTATTGCCAGTGGTATATTGGGTAAAAGTACCAGCACTCACATTAGTCCCAGAAATGGTAAAAACAGCAGCTTTTCCGCTATTCGCGGTTGATTGATTCGCAAAAACTATTGACCCTGCATTTGAATCATAAGTAGAACAATAGTGGTTATTATTGACATACCCACTTGTTTGCCAGTTGTACTGTGTGCCAAGACTTATTGCAGTTCCAGTAACGGTGATGACCTTTGCACGACCAGAATTACTGGACAGCCCTTGGCTTCCATAAATTACCAACCCCTTGCTGTCAGCGACATTATAGGCAACCGTAAATTCCGACATATTAACGGTTGAATCAACGGCTACCGCTGTCCCGAAAGATATTGTCGTTCCTGAAACCTTCCCCGTGATTACATAGGTGCCTGTGTCGGGGTTAACTCGATAGGCAATAATGACTTGCTCTGTAACGGAGTCATAACAAATTGCTGGCTTATCATCACCCGTTCCAGAGTAAGCAGTTACAGGAGTTCCCCACGAAATGACTGTTCCAGATATAGTTCCGACAACTACATACACACCCCCAGTCTTAACATAAACAATAACCATTTTCCCAGAAGCGGCATCATACACGCCAACCACCCCGTAACCTATAGTCGCAGCACCACTAGCGTCAACAGGAGAGCCAAGGGTTTCACTTCCTACGCTTCCAGCAACCTGTGCAGCTTTACCCGCCGCCGTCAGGATGACAGGCTTACCAGAGGTTATCCCCCCGTCAGCCACAAAGTCGGTATTATTCTGACCGCCTCCTGCGGGTATCAGCTCGGAAAGATTGCTCATTACACACTCCAGCCAATAGTTCCATCGATGTAGGTCAGCGTTATTTCTGCAAAGTTCTTATCAAAAGTGAGGTCGGTTGCAGAGCTTGCGATGTTAGAGCCATTACGCCCTACGGTAAAAGCTGTAGTTGCGGCTGCTCCGGTTCCATCCTTGATGATGACGCTATCCCCTACCGCAGGAGAGGCTGGCAACGTAAAGGTAATACTACCTGCTGCTGCCACACAATACTGCCCATCAACAAGAGTAGCTGGGGTTGAGGTATGCACATCAGCTAGGGCGGGCAAAGCAATCTCCTGTCGTGCTGCATTAACCGTAGTTGCTGCTGTACCACCGTTGGCTACTGGGAGAGTTCCTGTAACGTTTGTTGTTAGGTTTACGAAAGTAGTAGAACTACTCCCTGTACCACCGTTAGCGGTTGGTAAAATTCCTGTCACCTGAGAGGTCAGATCAACCCCAGATAAAGCACCCCCAAAAGTAATAGTGCCGCTGGTAGTGATCGTCCCCCCTGTCAGAGTAAGCCCATTAATCCCGCCACCATCGGCGGTTGCAACAGAAGTAACTGTGCCTGTGCCTGTTTCCGTAGGGTTAGCAAGAGCAACTGCTGCACCTGCTCCAGCACCGTCTGTATAAAGCCAAGTCTTTTCACCTGTGGCTATAGTAACTTCAGCGCCCGCGCCCTGCTTAATAATGATTGATTGACCACCCGTTGTGGCGTTCTCAACCATCCACACTTTACTAATTGTGTTAGGGCCAACCGTGGCTGTGCGTGTGCTCGTTAAAGAAACACCTGAAGTGAACTTAAGATACAGTGAGCGAGTACCATCTGCTGTTGCATCCGGCATCGTGAACGTTTCATTAGAGTCAGCTGCAAAAGCTTTAGTACCATACCCTAGAGCATCGGTTATAAGTTCTAAATTGGTATTGGTTGAAGTGCCCCAAGTACCGTCCTCATCTCCGGTGGTAATCTCTTTGAGCCGTAAATCATTGTCATAAGTTGCCATAATTGTTTCCTATGCTGCTATGTCTATGTCTACCCAATTGGGGTCTTGTGAAACGTCTATGCTTGTCCAACCACCCCGTATGATGGTTCCTATTGCGCCTGTACCTTCTACCCCCGTGGGGATAGTGACGTTGCTGTAATTCGTTACAACAGTACCTACTGCACCTGTTCCTGCTACTCCAGCTACCGTAAATATAACTGTAGGGGTTACTGCTTGTACAGCTCCGGTTCCCGCCACTCCTGTGGGGTAAACAATCCAGTCGTAGGCTGGCGTTACTGTCCCTATTGCCCCTGTTCCTACTACTCCGGTAACACTAAATACTGTACCAATACTAAAAGTAACTGTGCCTACTGCGCCTGTTCCTACTACCCCGTTGGGTACAATTGAATCGCTGGTGTTAGTACTAACACTGTTTATTTGTCCTACGCCTTGTACACCAGTAATAGCAAAACTTGGGACTATTGATGGGGTTCCTATTGCCCCTGTACCTTCTACTCCTGTTGGATAAGCTATACTGCTGTAACTTGTTACAACAGTACCTACTGCACCTGTTCCTACTACTCCTGTTGGGTAAGCTATACTGCTGTAACTTACAACAACCGACCCAATAGCACCGGTACCAACTGTTGAGATGCCGTTAGCACCCCATGCTTCTTCACCCCACCCACGAGCACCCCAGACAGCACCAAGATATACAACAGTGGCAGGTGCGCCACCCCATCGGTTAAAACCCCAAGGCCGTTGACCCCATCCTGCCATTGCAAGCTCCTACTAAGCTATACGAATGATCGCAGTGGCCGATGCCGGAGCTGGGAATTGGATTTGAAAATCACCAGTGCTTACGGTCTGATCCCCTCCAAAGCTCAACACAGCACAAGCTGAATCAGAGTCCGAGGTATCGTAGATCAAACCACCGCAAGTAGTAAAACTAGATGATCCCCACGTTTCGTTGGCGAAATCTAAGATTGCTGTAGTTCCATCAGCGGTGGGTGTGACAGACGTGAGAAACTCGCCCGGTCTGGTGTATCCCGTAGCTGTAGCCAATTCATCCGCACCCATGTCAGAATAATTAGTGGTTGCAGCACCATAAGTACCACTACCCGAAGCTGTAGCTGTAAAAAGCGCCATCTTGAACGTAGTGCTGCCCACCGTAAAATCATGCAAACCTTTCAAAAGTTCTACTTTGAACGATGTAGGCATTGCGGTTGTGATTGTAATAGCCATTTTATACCTCTAATAATTTAACTAATTCTGGATGTCCTGCATCCCGAAAACGGTTGGTTAACGTGGTGTTATGTGAAGCCACAGCTTGTTTTAAATACGCAAGTAATACACCCCCAATCTCTGTTCTAAATGCTTCTGCTTGGGCCTGTATAACTGGATGTGAGTTATTACCTATAGAGATAATCTTATCTAAGGCTTGTGCCGCTATTTCTTCAGGGGTAAAACCCCGGTTAGATACGGCTCCTATTTTTACTATTCCTACTTCCATGCTACCTGCGGTGCTTAACATAATTTATCCTGTGTTTACTGTGGGGGCATTCTAACCACTCCACTGCGGAAAGTATCTGTCTCAAGATGCCCCGCGCCTAGATTTTTCAAAAGTGCCATAGCATCGATGTACATTTTTTGGTACATCTGCACCATGTCTCCTTCCCCTTTCTGGAACCGTATAGCTTGTACTAAAGCCCCATTAAGCAACGCTGAATCAAACTCAGTTCCTAACCACGTCGTAGCAGCGGTCACTATAGACGTAGGGTACTTAGCAAAATGAATTTCTGCAACATACGCCGCATCAGGAGTTGGGCCTAAAATAAAAGTACCATCGGCAAAAATACCGTAGTGCACTGGCAGTGCTGTATCAGCTGCTATTGGGTAGGCTTCTCGTATAAAACTCACATCTTTATTGATCAGATAGTGGTACTGACTGAGCGCATCCACCACAGCAACAGAATACACGTACAGCATATTAGACGGCATCGTCAGGTACTTATTGTTAATAGTGGTAGCACCAGTTTGGTTGATCCGCAGAGCAGGTAAATCTACAGTGGTATAAATAAGTTGCTCGGCTTGTTGAGTAAACATAGCCAACTGATCTGCCGTAAACGTCTGCTCGCAGATGTCCTGTATATTGGTTGTAAGTTCGGTGTAGTTCACCTACTACTCCCTACGCCATTGGCCCACGGGCTATAATTCCCTTAGTAGCAGCACCTACTCCACGTATCTTTATGCCACTGGTTTTAACAGTGCCAGAAGATTGCTCTGGTGAATTAACTGTAGTGCCGGGTTTATATTCTTTAATACCGGGCCACTTCTTAACTTTTATCTTGTCCATCTTAGTCTCCTAAGTAATTACTATGGTAACCAACCCAATATGCCCAAAAGCAACAAGCGGGTCTACCGGTTCAATATGTGCCCGACTCTGGGGATACCCCGTAAAGTCAGGTCGTGGATTACGTATTGCTTGCGGGTCTGATACGGGGAATACACCCAACATTAATTGTGGCTGATCAGGGTTCCAACACTCTGGACAAGCCTTTATCCCCGTAATAACTGCTTTTACCACTAGGGGCTGTAACTCACGTAGCCTGTACTGAAACCCGCATACATCGCATTCCGCAATGGCATTACGCCCCGATGCGTACCGTTCGCTCATTGCTAACCCATCCCATAAATACGAGGTATTAAGCTAATAGAAGCCTTTTCTCTATCTTCCCCTGCTGCTAAAGCATATTGTTCGTCATACTGTCCTTTAAGCATGTCTATACGTGGCATTAACTCTGGGATTTTGGTGGCAATGTAATATGCCAGCCCAGCTACAAGTGCAGGGAAAAACCT